CTGCTTGGCAGCACGAGTGCTGGTATGTACCGGTGCGGCCGCCGAAACATTGGTTGCGGTGCGTTGATATTGTCGCTGTACCTGTCGATTTTTTTGATCAATCACTTGATTGGCACTGTCTAATATATCTCCGCGAGCATTTACATTCATGTTGCCCACAGCCCGCACACTTTCATTTTGCAGCAGAAGGGCACCTAGGTCAATTGATTTGCCCATGGCCGATTTGTATACTTTGCGTGTCATAATAAGTCCTCTGAATTATGTGTGTATTTAACGGAGAAACTCGCCGGCATCTAAATTATAGAACATGCTGTCAATTCGGTGTACTTTGAGTTTGTATAATACATAACTGGCCACCGAACTTCCTCGTCCTACTCCCCAAATTACTTGATTTTCTGTCATTACATCCACTAGATATTTCAAGTAGCGAAGTAAATTAAATAAATCTCGTTCTTGATAAAGCAATAGTTCCTGCCCACAGCGTTGTAACTCTGCTTCATTGTCGCATAACCCTAGTACATGTGCAGCAATATCTAACTGTTTGTATTCCGCTGGCATGTGCCAATTCTCTTGCTGTTGCTTATTAAATACTGATATGTGTACTCCAGGTTGATCTACATATTTGATTAGTTCTGGATATCTATCAACAAAATTAATCGCCCGTTCAATATTAACTGAATCATCTACTAACATACCTTTAATAGAATCAGGAGCACGGCCAGACATTAGCAGATCGCAAACATCCGATTCGTTAAAGATCAGTTCACCAAAATTATTCTGTTTCATCGCGTTTAAAGTCTGCAAATACTATATTACCAGTTTGATTGCTTTCGTTTGTGTCAGGCCAGGCCAGATCTAATTCACGCCATGCTCCTGCCTGATGCATGGCCAAGATCTTGTCATTGTCAATTAGGTCAGTGTCGCAATGGACTAAATCTGCAGCAGTCCACCAATCGGGAATAACAAGATTGTCGGCAGTTTCGTTATCACTGTGGATATAAATCATGTTGTCACCCAATAAACTTGATAACTCAGTTTCAACCATGATAATACGCTCTTCCATGATGGCATTGAGTTTGTGAAATAGCATCACTCCAATTATTTGATCAACTGGATCAGCAGGCAGTGTGGTAATTTTAATACCAGCATCTAGATAACGCTGACATGCTGTTTGATCTTCGCTGTTGACAAACACAGTACTGTCTAATTCTGTGATAAAATATTTTAATCGTTCAAATGCAATATTATTATTTTCTGCCACAGGTGTATTGGTAATCATGAACATTTTTAAGGTATAGTTATTCATGATCATCTGCTGGTGATAGTGTACACCCGCAGTAAAATTCATAGTGTATTGCAGTCGAACGTTCATGATATATCTATAACATCATCAAACGGTGTATCACCACTGCCGCGTAAGCGTTCTTGGTATTTGGTTTGGTAGCTTTCAATTGCCATTCTTAATTGGTCACAAAGATAACTGTTACCTGTGCGGTAAGCAATACCTAATTTTTTGTTTAATTCTGAAATTTTAGCACTAAGTTGCTCAGTGGTCAACGAGTCCAGACTAGATATGAGTGGGTGTTCCATATCTTAATTATATACTACTTTTAGACTGCTGTCAATAGTTTTGATTAGGCAAATACAGCTGCGTTGTTACCAATACAGTACCAGGCACCTTGTACATATTGTAATGTACAGGCACGTCCATCGGCACCAAATGTAATTGTACCGCTGCCAGATGTTTTCCAACCTGCGTTGGCAACGGTGACAACCATGTTGCCCACATAACTGGTGCATATCAAAGTTTTGATTTGCCCTTCTGCTCCATCAGCCAGTGTGGCTGTTTCCGAGCCTGCTGTGCTAAAATAACTAACTGTGGTAGCCAGGCTGATTGCGGTACTAGGGGCCAAATCTTGTTGACTGTTGTTGAATGGTTGTAGTACTTTGTTAACTTCACTAACTGTAATAGTTGTGCCACCATTGCTGGTGACAAATTGGAATGTGTATGTTCCTGTTGCGGCAAATTCCATAACATGGGTCGTGGTATCTAGCCCTTGTATACCTGCGGCATTGACCGAAACTGCTGCTGGGAATGTTACAGTATGAGCAACACTGGCCACAGTGACTCGAACCAAGACTAAACTTTGTGTTCCGGCTGCAGTAAAATTGGTAAAGGCCAAACTGATGCTGCCGCTGGTGGTTACTGTTTGATAACTTCCTGCAGGATAATTGATATTGACAGATCCACTCAAGGTGCCTAAGGCAACTACTGTATTACTCATTTGCTGTAGTTGTGCATTGTATAACAAACTACCCAACATATTGTTGTCTAACACTGTGCCGGTTAGTGCTGCCTTGAGTACCGCTTTGTTTTCTAAGTCGGTAATTTCATTGGCTGCATACTGAAAATTAGTCTTGGTATTGGTGAAATTATCACGAAAACCTTGGCTATTATTATCCTGACCAGCAACTGGGTAAGCGCCGTCGATGTTGTTTGGGTTAATTGCACTTGTCATTTCTGTTAGTCCTTAATTATTTGTATTATTTAGCTGTTTATATGGGTAAAATAAATTATTCTAATATGTTACGTTTTGGAAATAATAGATACCTGTCGTATATTTGCGTATTGCTATACACATCCACTGGCACACTAAATTCTACGCTGCCATAGTCAAATATAGTGGCTGTGCCCGGGACTACTTCTATATCCCAGGTGGCTCCAGTACCTGTGCCTGTAATATTAGTGCCCACTATATTAACATAGGTATCTCCGGCACTGAGCAAGGGCGCAGTTCCAAATCCAAACACCGATTGTATAGTGCCCACATCATCCACAGTGTTTACCACTAACAGGACATCGTTGAGTACATCTGTACCACCAATTTGACTGCCTAATATTTTAATTTCATCACCTACCGCATAGCCAAGTCCACCATCAAACACAAAACTTGAATCATTGGGTATGGGCAATTGATAATGATTATTGATATCAAAAGTTACAGCTGCTGGAGGAGTTGGGATCCATTGTTGAGTTTCTCTATTCCAATTCTTAGTTAATAAATTATCTAGTTCATATCGATCTGCTTCAAAATCTACCAAGTTTAATTGGTTACCAAATTGAGTTCGAATGTTATACTTGATTTGACCACTTTTTCCAGGCTTGGTGTAGGCAATGACCCAGGCCGGAACAAATCCCAACACTGATCCGTTGGCCTGTTTGCTAGTCATCCAGAGAGGCAATACATTACTGATCTGCCCTACTGTATCAATGACCTGAGTGCGCATGTCTACCAAGCTATTGGGATAAACCGTAGCAATTTCGGTGCGGTCACCAGCATTGATAGGATAAGCCAGGGTGACTTCTTTGCCGACACTTTGCCCGGCATTGTTGACCAGGTCATCGATCACTCGACTGTATACCACTTCATAGATCACGTTGCCAAGATCATCCACGGCCTGTGCTGTTTCTATACTGCCTAAAACTAAATTTTTCCAATAGTGGTTGAGAGTTAATGCATTGACATAGGTATCTAGTGTGGCCGCTGTTAGTCCATAGGCATGCTGATAGACAACTCGAGTGGCCAGGCCAAAATTTGGATCTTGTGGGCGATACAGCAACGACTGAGGAAAAATGTCATTGTTTTGTAACAGGCTATTCAATAAGGCTCGATCATTCTGTGGAGGCATGGCTTGAATATACAAATTATCAAAGGGTTCATTGAACAAGCGTATCACACGAATCGTAAAGGTTTTGTAAACACTGACCACGCCGTTTACGCTGTAAGCATTAACCGTGAATGTATAGGTTAGATCAAATGTAGTTTCGGTGCCTATACCAGTGGTAGGGTTTGAGTTGGGATTGTATAAATTATTGCTACGAACATCAAATGTTGTGGTTCCGTTGTCTAGAGCAAAGGTATTAAAACTCACACGCCCTGCAATGTCTCCACCGGATAACAACTGTAGACCTTGTGGTAGTTGACTGTCACTGCCAGACTTTAATCGATATTGCAAGGGTATGCTGTTGCGATTTACAGCTGCAACATACAAGGTACTGGTGCTGCCGTTTGCAATTGTGCCCAGATCGCTGGCAGTTAACCAAGTGACTTGTGTGGACAAATTACCCACAATGTTTATAGAATAGTCGTAGGCTCCGCTGATCACATCTGGATTATTTGTTTTATAAACTCGAACAGTAAAATCATATGTCAATTCAGTTATGCCCAAGTCCGGAATATATCCATAAAGCCAGCCACTGTTGGGATCTAGAGTCAGTCCAGGAACAGGTATTAACGGATTTGAGATGTATCTAAATTGATCACCATCAAGATCTACGCCCTGGAATTGGAAAGCAAAGAAATTATCGTTGCGATATGTGCCAATATTACCTTGTGGAGTCAACACAATAGGAGTGCGAGTCGGAGTACAGTCAGCCGTGACAAATGTATTGTCTGCTGTGAGTTGTGTGTTGTCCGCGGTGCAGGCGTTGCGACTGTAAACCAAGATGGTAAAGGTTCTAAGATTGCTGGATTTTCCGTCGGTTAATTCTAGAGTGAATGAATAATTTACTGTGGAGCTCTTGGTAGAAAAATCAAAAGGATACTGACTAAAGCCTTGACCATCTCGGCTGAATCCAGCTAGTGCTCCGGAATTGGTATTGGGAGCAATAAACCCAGATATGACACCACGAGCCGACACAGTTAACCCAGGCGGCAACTGTCCACCAGCCAGACGCACCACCACAATATCGGCAGGGTCAACATCGGTATATTGGATCTGTAAATCAAGAACCTGTGTGCCGTCAAAATAAGTACCAACTGATCCGGCCGGTGTTATAAATTCTGGATTGTTTTGCCCTGTTACAGTAAGAGTAAATGTTCTATCTGCTAGTCTTTTAACAGTGCCCAGTGTGGTTTTGGTGTATGCACGAACAGCAAACTTGCTGGTAATATCGCGACTGACCGGTGCCGGAACTCCGTCTATGATGGCAATGGCCTGTGGCACACCGGCCATTAGTCCGGTATCGTTTACAACTTGTATACCGGCCGGCAATTGTCCAGCAATCACTTCAAAATATACAGTGTCTACCGAATCTGGATCGTAGGCCTGCAATGGTACTTCATAAAACACACCTTCTGGTATGGTTCCGAGACTGCCAGGAGGAGTAATCCAAACAGGTTGTGCCATGTGTTAATTACCAGGAAGTAGAAATGCTGGTCCTGCCCCAAACATTACTATTACCAGTGTAATTTTGAACACACACATAAAAATGTGTGGCATCGTAAGCAATCATACCAGCAGCATCCCCAACTACACCAACAGGCGTGGTTGGGGGCGTAATTTGGACCCGACTGTATAGTTCGCTGAAATTGTCGTTACACTTGATGTACGCCGTGCGTATTGGATCGCCTAGCCCATCATTGGGTGTAGTTCCTACATTGATTATTAGTTGTGCCATAGAATAGAGTCCTCTGGTAGTATTTACCAGATTACTTAGGCTACGTTGAGTTGGCTATTCTGGGCTAAAACTGGATCCGCAACCACATGTGGTTTTGGCGGCAGGATTATCAATGCTAAAAGTAGCACCGTATTGATCTTCTTTATAGTCCACTGTGGCACCTTGTAAGTAGCCACCGCTCATGGAATCTACTAGGATTTTGACACCCGAAATATCCAGGTCCCAATCATCCTCGTTTTGCTCTTCGTCCAAGGTAAAGCCATACTGCATGCCTGAACAGCCACCGCCTTGAACAAATACTCTAAGTTTAAGTTTAGTGTTGTTTTCTTCGGCCATGATGTCGCGTATTTTTGCCACTGCGTTTTCTGTAATTGTAATCATAGTCTTTCGTTGCAAACGTCCCAGTTGATAATTTTCCAGATGTTATCTAGGTATTTTTCTTTGTCCCATTGGTAGTCCAAGGCCCAAACGTGCTCCCACCAGTCAACGAGTACACAGATATCCGTACGGACTGCGTGGTTGGCAATAGTTTTAATCGTGCCCGATGTGCTAAGATATACCCAGCCCGATCCCTGGATAGCCATGGCCACCTTTTTAAATTCATCTTTGAAGTCTTCATAGGTTTTAAAATTGGTTTCAATTAGTTCAAGTACCGCACCTTTGGGACGGTTAGCACCTTTTGGAGCTCGAAGTTGTGGAAAAAATTTATTGTGTAAAAACGAGCCGGCACGGTTAAAATCAGCATTACCCTCACCAGCATTGTAGCGTTTGGCATAGCCTTTGGCCAGATGTTCATAATGATATTCAATTGAAGCTGAGCTCATGACAGGTTCTAAGGCTTTGTGAGTGTAGGGCAAGGGGGTAGTTTCCAGCTTGGCCGGGCGGGTAGTTGCTTCTATTAAATCAATGGTGTGTCTGAGAGTATCTAACATAGTGATATTTATACTAAAATCCTAGCAGCTTCAAGCTCTGGAATATAGTCAGCTAATTTTGTGCCACGGGCACGGTCAAGTTGATCATTATAATTAAAGAAATCTCTAAGATCGTCAAGGTTGCACTCAGGATTTTTTATGTAATGATTATACAGGCTGTCTACTGCACTTTTACAACTTTTTCCATTTGAATGATACACCGAAGTTTGCATACATTTTAACATGGACTCCACTACCAATTTATTATTTGGGTGATTGTACGCTGATTGCCAGCGTAGATAGTTAATCTGCATGTAGATAGCAGTAAACGGAAATTCTCTGTCTAGGAATTCCAATAGCAAGTGCAGGTTAGTCACATTGTATATTCCAGGCACTGTGTTTATACTAATAAAATGCCCTTGAGATTGTAGTAAATGCGCATTGTCTATTACCCGACTCCATTTAGAACCAGATCTCCAATAGTCGTTAATATGCTCAAATCCATCAAGACTAAAACTAAAATTTGTCTTGGAAAATTTTGAAATTAAATTTAAAAATTTGTCAGAAAACTTTACTCCATTTGTACACATGGTTAAATTAAAGTTAGTTTTGTTTTTAGTAATACATCGTTCCATAAACTCTAATACTTCGGGCATGATTGTAGGCTCACCGCCTTGAAAATATACTTGGCTATTTTCATCCAAGGTATCAATGTTGATAGAGTCAATAGATGCGCTGCCTGGCTCCCACCCTAGTTCATGCGGTGCTATAATGTTAAACTTTTTTATTTCTCGGCCAATCGGCTCGCTGTATGCAGGCTGACACCCTCTACATTTAATGTTACAGTGATTGCCTGTATGCAACTCATAAAAGTATGGATGTTTAATTTTTTTCAAGTCATCAAAGGTCTCAATCCCTAACTGTGAAAGCCAGTCTAAACTTTCAAATTGCCTATAACTTTCAATACCAAGATCCTCATAATCGTAACAGACTTTGCAGTGCTCGGGCAAAGGTACCCCTGCCAGCATTTTTTCTCTGACTTTTGTGTAATCGGGGTCAGTGGCCCAATCTGTTAAATCTTCAACTTTGGTAGTGGGTACTCCTACACGGCTACATAGTTTTAATTCCTTGCCTGTGCTATGATAGTTAATCCAGGGATAAATGCAAAAACTTTTATTTTTCTTGTAAAGTATATCAGTCCAATACAATATTTTCTTGGAGTTATTATTATCTCTAAAGATTGTTTTTTTGCCAGATTCTTCCAGCTGAACCATTAGCTTAAATGTAGCGGACAAGCATTTCCAGTGACTCCATTGCGACTGCGGTTGATCTAACAATACTATAAGATCAAAATGTTGAGTTAAGATGAGTAGTGTGCCTAAGGGAATGTCCACAATACTGGTGTGATAATAGCCAGTGGCCGTAGGAATAAAGTCAGGGTCAGTTATTAATCCATGATTAACAACATTATTCTCTAAAGCCAGATTTGTAACTTCATGATCTGTGGATTCGTCGTTGTTGCCCAGGAATAATACTTTGTTTGATATGTTTTGTAATTCAGTAGTCATACTCTTAACTATCTCCGACGAGTAATACGACCGCGAGTTAAATCATACGGGCTAAATTCTAATTCTACTGTGTCGCCCTCTAGGACTTTTATGTTGTTAGTACGCATTCTACCATTGAGTGTGGCTAGCACTGGCTGTTCAAAATTCTCTAATTTTACACGATAGGTAGTATTACGCAGGACTTCTGTAATTACTCCTTCCATTTTGATTGCTTCTTCCTTGCTCAATTTGTTTTGATTATCTCCATCATTTACTTAGCCGTTTATCGGCGCATTTTACTAATATCTTTGGCTTCTTCGTCGGTAAAAACTGGCACACCGTTGCTCTTATGCATGGTTGCAATTCCCTTGACCTTGGTACCAGTATATTCGGTATCTCTTACTTTTACACAAGGAATCCACCCGGTATCTTGACTGGGCACAACAACTGCCTCTCGACCTGGAGGATGCGTTGGCATAAAGTTTTTAATAGTCACCCGGGGCGCATTGTATGGTCCGGTACTAAACTTGGGTGCCATCTTGTCAAACTGCACCAGCTTGCGGTCCCATTCAGCTTGTCGTTGTTGGGCTAGTTTTTTGGCCTCAGCACTGGCCCACTTTTTAGGACCACGTTTCTTACCCGTGGTGCTGAGCCATGGGCCTTCAAGATGAAAACTCATATGCCTGTAAATCCTTGTAAGTTTAATCCTTCAGCTAACGCCGTCTGAATCCATTGTTTACGATTACGACAAAATGTAGTAACGGCTTCGTCCTGCAATAAAGTAGTTTTATGCACATACCCTTTAGGAGCATCTGGCAAAGTGTGGATCCAATCATCATGACAAAGATGGTCCAATTCTGTCAGAGCGTCAAGAATAGATAGGTTATGCTGTATAGCATACTCCTGAATAAGATTAGCCGAAGTTTTATTATCCATACTACTATTATAACAAATCAATCATTTATGGTCAATCATCAAAAGTTGGGCAGTTGGTCATGTTAATAGTGATTAAATGCTCATTTGGAATACACAGCATATTTTGGTAGTCTACAATGTAGTAGGTATAGTCCGTGACTGTACTCAGTGCTTGTTTGATTTCTTTGGCGCCTGTGATAAAGTATTCTACCCAAATGTAAGGACGATATTTCTTGATAGTGTCAAGTCCACCTGTTAATGCTGGAATTTCGTAACCTTCAACATCCAGTTTAATAAAATCAAGTCTGGGTAGGTCCATGGCATCAATGCTGGTAATGTCCACCACACGATCATTCATCCACCCATCCTCATCTACTGTGGTTTCATTTGACAACGAAACTGTGCCAAAGTCCTGGGCCACACTGTAATCTACCGCAGGTAATTGAGCCGTACCCGGTTCCTTGCCGAGTCCACAATTATGTAGGAAAACATTACAATAGCCGTTGAGTGCTAGACTGCCGCCAAGTGCTTGAAATAATTGGCGTTGTGGTTCAAACGAAATGATTCTAGTGTTGCGACTTTGAGTTCTATGGGCAACAGGCACAGTAAAGAATCCAATATTGGCTCCACCATCTACTATGATGGCATCGTTGGGCAAGGTATCTATGATGGCAAAGATATTGTACAGCTCGCTTTCAATGTGGGTTCGCCCGGTTTTAATCAAGGACTCGGCCTGGAATTCACAGGCGCGAGCCACAATAAACTTGCCGTAGATACTGTCTAAGACTACAAAGTTATCGATCGTCAATTATTTAAACAGGATCATGGCCATGATCACGGCCTGCACCATGAAGCCCAGACCGATTGTGATGATGTTAAGTGAATCTTTAAGTACGACCGCACGACCAAACATGAGCAACAATCCAGCCCACATGAACAGGATAATATCCAAGGGTGGAGCATGATCGCTGAGTCCAGTTAACAAGGCCAACAAGGTAGGAATAGTGGCGCAGTTGATAACAACTATGGCCAACCATCCCAAGGTCTCGGCACTTACTCGTGGTAGGTAGGTGCTGAGAAATTGCTGAATGTGCTTTACATCAAAGTTGTTGATGTTCATATTTTCTTGCCTTCAGAATAAAAGATGTGGCGGCCAATTTTGGTAATTTGTGGTTTGCCCCACTGTGGGTTGACATAATCAGCATGATAATACATAGCGGTTTTCATACTGGGTAAACGAAAGTTTTCTAATAGTACTTTCTTGGCTACTTCTTCGGACTCTTTCCAGAGTGCAGAGTAGATGGGTTTGATTGGACTGACTCCGTTACAGGTCCAACTGAATTGGCATATTACTTTTTCATACACCATGTTCTTTTGATAGACCACACCGCAGACACCTTGACCAAACCGGCCAGTTTCTACACGGTTCATGGTCACTTGTGCCACAGCCACTTTGCCTTCAAATGGTTCAGTTGCAGCTTCGTAATAAATGTTACGGGTCAAGCAGGTCAACTGCTGTGTACGATCTGCTGCGGAAATAAATCCCTGTCGTGGTGCTTCATTTTCTGCACGAAGCTCAGCGAGCTTGTTTGTGGTCACAGTGCCTACTGCATATACTACACACACAAACCCTAGGGCTTTTAGTGCTCGACTACTCCACTGGTGTAATCGATCGTTTTTGATAGTAGTTGTTGTCAACTCATTCTCCTTGCAACCATACTGGGTGCTTCAGCGGAGGTGTCCGGGACGGACGCATTGATAAATTTAAAGACAGCTAAGACCTCGGGCCTCAATGCCATACTCTCTAAGCCAACCTTTGTTTCCAGAAGGCTCATACCATTTGTCAATGAAGAGGAGTTCCGAAGTCCTCTTTTGATACTGTCAGCTTTACGGCACTGACCAATCCGTTTTGGAACAGATATAGATTGTAATCTTCCGCTGTTCAACTTAGTGACAGCCAGGTTGTTGTTTCTGTTCTCACAAATACTTAGTGAGCTAGAACTAAACCTGTTGAAAAACTCCAATTTTTGATATGTTTTTACCATAATATACCACTATTATAGTGTAGGACCAATTGAATGTCAACTAATACGGGGTTATGTGGCTTTTAAACGACGCCATACTTCCACCTGCTCTGCAAGTTTGGCTTCTAACGCTCGATACTGGTCGCCCAAGTCCTGTAACTCTTTCCATTCGGCTTCTAGTTTGGGATTTGGAATCAAGATGTTCAGGCGTTCTTCAATCTTGGCTATGGCACGGCCTAAACTTTTACCATTGATAATAACATCGGCATTCTCGCCATTAATTTGAAGTTCTCCAGTGCTGGTCGAGCTTACCCATGGACTAATGCTTGTTCCGTGGCTGGCATTTATAGTATAAGGACCAGTGCTAGGAGTGGTGTCAACTCCAGCCGATGTTATGGTTACGTTACTGTAAGGACCGGACACAGTATTATATAATTTACTCATCTGACTT